CCAACATTTCTTATAATAACGTCTGTGCTGAAGAGACGTCTTAATCTATCGAATAAGCCTATTTGATTTTCAGCCATGTTTTGTATTTAATAATATACCAATAAATATTTATTAGCCAAGTACCCATGAAATATCTTCGAATCCCCCACGACCATCATTAATCATAAATGGATTTTGATATCCACTAGGCATTGATGGACCTCCTATATAGCCTGTTTTAGTAATGCTAGATACCATTGCTCTGTTTAAATCCATACCTTGCTCATAAAATTTCATTGCAGTATCTCTTGTAAATAAACCTATACCTAATGACATTACTAAATCATCATTATAACCGTTTTGTGCTTGAGCTTTACCGTTTTGCCAAATAAACACACGTAATTCCTCCAACAAACGTTTTGATCTAAACACAAAGACCTTTTCTCGAATGTACGACTCCATTTTTGAAACAACAAGTGGTCTTGTTTTAGATGACATTGTAAAACCCGGAACTGTTTGTTCTTTATCCATTTTATCTAACCACTTGTCTATACTTACTTCACCATAAGTACGAGGAGAATAATATAATTTTTGGTAACCTTTTTCTATAATAGTATTAATAACGTCCCATCCAACATTCGCATTCTCCACCACGAGTAAAGCATTATTATACTCAGTAGCAACAGAAACAAGCATGTTTCCAAAAGTACGAGTGTCGATCTGCGATTTATATTCAGCCACTTGCTCACAAGTTGTCGCATCAATGATATGGAAAGCAGAAAAGTCACTACCATCTCCGCGAGCAACATCAGCACATACAAGATACTGCTTACTATAATCAGGATACTGCCAAATCCAATAGTCGCCACCCATAAAGCGACGTTCAACAGGGTCTTGGATATAAGTTTCTTCATAAAAAGATAATAAATCAGGTTCAACTACCGAGTTACCAGAGCCTAAAAAGTCACATTCATATTCCTGAGCAAATTCTCTAGGTGACATGTTTGTTCTTTCTCTTTGTTCCCAGGCTTCATCTCTATCTGGGTGTAAACTCCAAGGTAATTTAATTGCTTTAAAGTCGTTTTTGCCGATTTCGGCTTCAGCATACATTCTATGAAACCAGTTACCTACACCGTTTGGAGAAGATAAAGCAATAATTCCTCCACCAGTTGCAATTGTAGGTTTAATACTTGTATAAATTCTATCGATACCTTCAATGAACGCAGCCTCATCCACTAACAATAAAGATACTGCGTAGGATCGACCTGCATCTGATGCTGCTGATGTAGCTACAATTTGAGAGTTATTGGCTAATTTAAGTGATAATTTATTATCTGAAACGGGTTTTTGGTTACCTTTAAGCCAACTAGGTAAGTTATTATACATAAACTGTACTTTTTCAACCATACCTTTAGCTGTTTCTTGTTTGGTTGCTATACAAAGTACTGTTTTGTCTTTTTGAAATAACATCATCCATAAAGAAAAACCAGCAACTAATGTTGATATGCCTAACTGTCTTGATTTATTAATAATACAAAAACGATTATTTCTAAAATCATTTAATGTTTGTTCCTGGAATGGGTAGAGATGAAATAATATTCTACCTTTAATTGGGTGTGTAATGTAACAGTATTTGCGAAAAAAATGTACAGGATCTGTAGCACACTTAACATACTCCTGTTTAATTATTTCTTTAATATTGGCTTGACTCATATATATAAATATATAAGGGAAGCCCAATCTTATCGATTGGGCCTATATATGGGCATGCAAGAGTCTACTTAGCTAGTAACGTATAAACTAATCCACCTATAACAATACCTGTTCCTATTTTAACAAACTTGTTTTGGATTTTAAGTTTTTTATTCTGTAACTGAATTTGTTTGTATTGATCTTTCCAATCAGCAATTTGTGTATCTTTAATAGTAATTATACCTTTATAGTTATTTTCTTTACCTTTAAATTCATCTATAATCTTATCTCTAAGGATAACTTTATCTTCAGTTAAAGTAATAATACTATCTTTTACTTCAATAATTTGTTTAGCACCATCTAATTCAATTAAATCCTTAGCAGCACTAACTAGTACTGGTTGTGCTACTGGAAGTGGATTAGTAACTGTATCTTCTGGGTAGCGTTGATTAAATGAAGAGACAAGTTCTGCTTCGGAATAAGTATCAATTTTCTTTTTAGATGAATCAACCCACTTAGTAACAGTTACTACTTTTTCTTTTTGATGTCCTAATTGATAATCTAATTCTAAACTGTATGTATATAATTCATCAATAACAGAATCTCTTTTATCAATATCTACTTCTAAAGAATCAACAACGTGATTTAAACTATCTTGTTTTGCTACAAATTCTTCTGTTAATCCATCAAATTGGCATTTATCTATAAACACCCAAAATAACAAAGCAATAACAACTAAAGGAAACACTAATTTTTTCATATATTATTTTTTAATACCAGCGTAATATTGCATTCTACCTTTCATCCACTCATCTAATGTTTCTTCTTCTTCAGGTTCAGCTGATGGTTTTTCGATTGGTTTGCCGGTTAATTTAGATTGGCGTTTTTGTAAATATTCAGAGCTAGCTAATAGATCATTCATTTTCTTTTGTAATCTATCTTTTAATGCACGTAAATTTTCAACTTCAGAAGATGGTTCATCTGCGATATCGCCAATATCTCTTCTAGAGCGTTTGGTTTTTAAGATGTCGCTTTTAACTTTAGCTAAACGACCTTCAAGATCAGTATATTGCATAAATGCTTCGTAATCTTCATCTGACATAGAAGCTGCACTTACATCAGCGGTTTCAATTTCACCTGCTTCAGGTTCTTCATCACCACTACCCATTGCTTTAGCAAATGATGCTTCAATCTCTTCATCGCTCATTTCACCTGCTACACCACCTTCTGGTCCTTCTTCACCTGCTGGTTCTTCACCTGCAACTGGTTCAGCAGCTTGGCGAGCAAAGCGTGGAGCTGCTTGAGCACCAGATGGAATAATAACACCATCAGCTACAAGAGCCATAAAATCAGCATTGATTGGATTTTGTTTATCATATCCTAAAGCACCAGCTACGTCCATTTTAGACATTGGTTCTTCAGTTGCTTGCATTGCTGATACAATTCTGGCTTTTTTACCAGTAAAGTCGGCAGCAGCTGCATCAGGAGCTAATTCATAACGTACTGCTACGTTTGCTAATTCATCTAATTCATCTTCTTCTAAAGTTACAACACCTTTTCCTTTTAATTCATCTTCTGCTGCTTTTTTAGCATCTGGAGTGAGTGTATTGTATTTTTTATTTTTTTTCATATCATCTAAAGATGCTATGCCTGCGAAGGTTTCTTCATTAATTATTTCATTAATAGCTTCTTGTACTATTTTGCGTAATTCTGACTTATTCATTTTATTTATAGTATTGTGCATATAAATATTATATGTTTTGTAAAATTGTAGCGATACGTTCTTCAGTTGTACCTTCTACCTTAATTAATTTCTTAGGTTTATATTCTTCTAATGCCATTTGTATAACCATGTCTATTTTTGCACGATATTCTAAATTAGTTTCACGAATACCATTATCTTCCATATTAACACCATTAGGAGATACATAAATAACTAAATCATAATAATCTTTAAGATGCATAGCAGCATCAACAAATGCACGTTTTTCAAAATCATTTATTGATTTTGCTGATAATGTAAATGAGCAAACATCCCAAATTGTACGATCTGTAATAATATTATCAACTAATAATTCACTAGCGCGCTCAGCTAAAAATATAAATTGACCAGGCAATGTAGAATCAGTATTCAATGGAATACCTAAATTGCTAAGATATTTACTACGTTCAGTTTGTACAGCATGATCTTTAAAACGATCTGTTTCACCTAACGCTTTAGCTAATGTAGTTTTACCTACAGACATTGTACCAGCTAATCCTATTTTCATTTGTTTTTATTATTTATTTTCTTCATTTGACGTGCTGTTTTTTTGATTTGTTTAGCTTCTTTAGCACGCGCCTTAATTGCTTTGTCTGCTCCTGCTTTATATTTAATATCTACAGAAATAGGACCTTTGTCGAATTTATCTAAATCAAAAGTCCATGTTTCTATAGTTTCTTCATCTTCATATACACGAGTAAATTTTCTTTCTTTTACTTCTTTCATGTTATAAAGATATAATATTAATTTTGCTTAAACCCTAGCACCTGCAGATTTACCAGCTGATGTTTTGTACCAGGGCATTCCATTAACGTCTTTTTTCTTTTCTTCCCATTGCTCTTTAGTATGTTTAATTCCAAACAAATAATATTCTGATAGGCGCTTGTTACCTTGTGGGATAAGAGCAGGTCCATCCCAATTATGAATTTTACCATCTAAATAATAAACGATAGTTCCATCTGTTGACTTCATTTTCTTTACTTCTGACATAATTTTTATTTTAATATTCTGATTGTTGTGTTAATTCTACAAGATGATTGTGTTGGATTAGTTTTTCTGCAACGTAAATTCCATGTGCCCCTGAAACTGTAATACCACGAGCGCTCAAGGCATCACCTACAAAATGTACATTTGGATATTCTGTAAGTGATAGGTTGTGATAATTAACTAGTGGTTCAGGTGAAAGATATTTTACTTCAGGAATATAAATACCCCAATCATCACCAAATTCGAATACTTTATTCATATCATAAATAAAATTAATAATATAATCAGCATATTGTCCAAATGCTTTTCTAAATATTTTAATATCCTCTACTTGAGTAGCACTTACTGTTACTCCTTCAGATGTTAAAGCTGGTTTACGTGATGGGGAGTAATATAGTCCAGTGCCACCAATTTGTAATTTTTGCACTACTTCTCTACTCCATTTAAATGGATCTTTAATACCTTTAATTTCCATTAAGATACCAAAGTTAGTCATATCATTTCTAAATTCTTCGCCTTTTTTAGCGTGTCCATTGTAACTTATATTCCCATACGTTTCCTCAACTGCCACATAAGCAGCGTTATTATTCGTACAGAAAGAACGAAGGGATACATTATTGAATTTTTGATAGAGTTTAAAGTCATAACTTATATCGATTAATTTTTGAAAATATTTCTGTGGTGCTTCAAATCTAACTCCAATTTGTACTGACTTAGGTTCGTTAGGTAATTGATAATCATCTGCTAGTTTTTGAGCAAAATCGATACCTGATTTACCTACTGCAAATATTAATTGATCATATCCTATGTATAAATTGCTAAGATTATCATATTGTGGATCAAGAGCAACTATTTGGTTTTTATTAAAATCAATATTGGTAACAGTTGTATTCCATACAAATCTAACACCTTTATCAACTAAATATTGATACCATGATTTAGCAATCTCGTGTAAGAAATTAGATCCAATGTGCCATACAGGAAACATTCTTAAACCAAAATATGGTTTAATAAATTCAGGTTCCTCTTGTGGATCAGACATAAAGATTTCTTCTGGTTTTGGATGGAAGCGGGTAAAATTATCTACTACTTGTTTCATCAAGTTCATAGCTTTTTCTTCACCACAATATTTAGATAATTGACCTCCAATTGATGTATGATAAGTCAATTTACCATCAGACCAGCCTCCAGCACCAAGCATACCTGTCATTACTTCTTCAGGTAGGCGATTGTGTGGATCATTACCTTTATCTATAATAGTAATATATTCACCAGGATAACCATTATCTACTAATTTAGTTGCAGCATTAATACCAGCTACACCAGCACCTACAATTACAATTTTTTTGTACGTTGATGTTTCTTCCACAGGTGGTGGAGTTTCTTCTATTGGAGATGGAGGAGTAACAGCTGTTTTAATTCTGCTTTCAGCAGGTACAGCACTATTAATCATATTATTCCATCCTCTAATTGCATTTTGATGACTTCTCATATATTAACCCAATTTGGTTTGTTATTTAATTTGTTCCAAGATAAGTTCTTTACTTTGACTTTATCTTCTATATAAAATGTTTTATAAGATTTTATAGTATCTTCACCTTTAAATTGATCAGGCATACATTGAGGTGGAGGTGTAAACCCATTATCAGGAATAGCAGGTTCATTTGCTTTGCACCACTCAAGTACATCTTGTGTTTTGTGGCGTTTGCCATAGCGTTTGATAAATTCATTACAAATTTCCAAACCATGTTCTACTAACCAACGATAATGATGAATTGATTCACGTACCCATTTAGTTGATGGGTGGTTGAAATGGGCTTTTTTGTATGGTGCCTCTTTACCAGTAGCCCAATGAGTAGTACAGCACATTTGTGCTGATTCAATTTGCATTTTGCGAATGTGATCATCAGCAAGCTCTCTAGCTGCTGCGATTGGATCAGTGTTAATATAAAAAATATTCATATATATAAAGATAATAAATTTATTTTGCCTCTAATAGAGAAAGCCCACCTTTTAGGTGGGCCACAGCTCCATAATTTTATCTCTTGCGAGCGAACAGGCTATGAATCTGTTCTGTATTTAATTTTTTATAGGTAATTCTATGCCTCTAACCTTTTGAGATATGATAAATCTGGCTTGAGATGAATTTGATCCTTCTTTTTTTGTAAAAATTTTAGGAAGTTCAATATCATTAACAGTATATTTTGAATCCGTAAAATATATGTCTCCATCTCTTTTTATAATATTAGTATAAAAAATTTCATCTTTAATAAAATCTTCTATAGGTTCTAAGTCACCGTTTAATAAATAAATTGTATCTTCATCTACATCAAATTTTACATCCATATCTCCTATGTAATAATATTCTATAGGTCCGCCCATTTCAGGAGTACCTACTATAATATCTTTAATTATACTATCTGGAATTTTTGCAGATATATCAGGGATTGATTTGTTTCTATATAAATTTTTATTTTGAAGACTATTTTTATCTATTATTTCTTTATAAAAAGAATATGCCTTTGTATATAGATTTTTTATAAAATTTTTCATTTCATCATTATATTTAGCTAATGAAGAAATACCTTTTAATCCTCCTCCAGCTAAACTAAAAGCTAAATTACCTTTAGCAGATATTAATATAGGTTCTTCTTTTCCAGAAATTATTAAAGCAATATCAGCATATGGTTCTGATCCTAATTTATTTTTACCTTCTATTTTTTTAGCCTCAACTACATTATTAATTATAACACCATTCTCAGATATAATATTTTTTATTCCAGGTACTGAATTTATTGCATTTACTAGTCCTCTTTCTTGTCTTTCTGAAGTTTCACTTTTTGGCCCTCCAGATAGTATTATATTAGCAGTACCTTGATCTGTTGGGAATTGAAATAGGTTAAATTGTCTAGATTTATTAGGGGATTGAGAAGGAGGAAATATTATAATTTTATCTTTAGGTATATTAAAAATATCACTAATAATATTTTCAAATTCACCTGATTTAACTGTTTTGCTACCAATTCTTCCCGGAGTTGATTTGGGAACAAATTGATCTTTATATTTAGAATTTAAAATAGTTTCTATAGCTTGTTTTGTAACAGATATTTTTCTTCCTTCTTTAAATGGTAACATATTATATTCATTCAAAACCTCATCTAATATAGACAATTTAATAGGATCGTTTATATCAACAATCCCATCGTGGCAACGAAACGACCACTCATTTAATATTTGATCTATAACTGTCATATTTTAAGCTTCAGCTGGTGGTGGAGTTTCTTCGGCTGGTGCTTCAGGAGCTGGTTCTTCAGCTGGAGGTGTAGTTTCAGGGGCGCTTGCAGCTGCTGTAAATGCTTCAGCACCAGCATCAGCTTTAGGTGCTTCACCACCACCTTCTTCTTTATCACCAACAGCATAATTTAATTCTAATAAATCAGCTATCCCTTGTTGTGCTCTTTCCAATTCATCTAATTGTTGCACATTATATCTTTTACCAGCTACTTTTGCTGTGTAATTTTTCTTACCGTCGTATACAATTGTAAATTCTTGCTCGTTGATTAACTTGAGGTTAAATGTAGTTGGTTTTGGAGCAACTAAATTTACCTCAGTAATAAAACGACCAAATGATGGAGACATTAAATCTTCTACAATCTTTTTTAAACCAGGAAAACGATATATTAAATACATGGATTTAGCAGCACGTTGTTCTCTTGCTTCTTGTTCTGCTAGAGCTTTACGTACTGCTACCTTAATGTATTTTTCTAATAATAGTTTTTTATTCACTATCTGAATTTTGGCTATATTGGATTTCTTCTTCAGTTAAATATTCAGCTATACTATGCATATAATCTGAAGCTAAGGTAATATATGCTGATACCCAGCCAGGTAATTGTTGATTAGGTTCAATCATTTGATAGATTTTGGCTGCATTGTTAACCATATCCCTTAATTCACTTTTAGCCATTGTAGCTTCGTGATCTTGGGTTGGGGGCCAACTTAAATGACTTTCTCTCATCTTTTTAGCTATTGCTTTACGACGTTTAAGAAGGTATTTATCTGTTTTATCAGTATCTCCATCATTATCGATATCAGCATCTTCTTGACCTACAGGATCTAATCCTTCATCCATAGCACGTTTAGCAGCAGTAGCATACATTACTGCTTCAGCATCTTTACCATAGCGCTTTTTAAAATCGCCTTTAGCTTTTTTCATGCCTTTAACGAGCTTTTCTTTTTCCTTCTTTTCGCCAGAAGTCATTTTTTTCTCGTCAAGTAGATCAAGTAACTTTACCATTACTTTTCTTTTTTATCGTCTTTTTTTTCAGCTTTCTTAGGTTCAGCTTTTTCCTTTTTATCTTCTTTCTTATCAGCCTTCTTAGGTTCAGCTTTTTTCTCTTTAGGTTCTTTTTTAGCTTTCTCGATAAGACCCATCATTTCTTTGATCTTTTCAGTCTCAGAAGCAACTTTACCTTCTACCATAGAAATTTGGTTATCAAGCATTTCAGCTAATCTAGCATGAGCTTCTTTAATTTTTGCTAATTCGTTTACAAATTTTTGCATATGAGCATATTCAGCTACGAATTCAGGGGCAGATTCGCCACCTTCAGCAATTTGGTATTGACCCAATGCTTCTCTCATACCTTTAAGGCTTTGTAATTCTTTTTTAAGGTGTACTAATTTACCACCACTTTTTGGTAATCCACCTTTTTCCATTGCTTCGGCAATTGCTTGGCGAACAACGTTACGTACTTCTGTGATATTCATGATTTTGTTTTTGTTGTGTTTATGTGTATAAATATTATAAAGTTTCATCTAGATCGGCTAAGCCCGTGTCGTCTTTTCTTAAGTCACGTTCAATGTCACGCATTGTATCCATTGCCCATTTCTTTTGAAGTGGCTTTAATTCACCATTAATTGCATTTTCAATGAATGGGAAAAATTCATCATCAATTAATTTGTATACTTCGGCAAAGAACAATTCACGTACACGTGGATCATCTATATTCGACTCATTATATAAAGCAGATATAGCATCATAAATAAATTTACCATACTGTAAATCACGAGGCTCATTTGAGAGCTTGTCAACAGCTCCAACAATGGCTTGGTTTTTTTCTTTATCGGCTCCAAAGCCTTCAGTTCCAACAATTTCATATAATCCTTTTACTATTTCATGAACGAGCATTGGAAAGCAAATGGCACGAGCTTTAATTACAAACTGCTCGTTTTCTTCATCATATTCCATCTCACTTTCACCACCTTGCATTTTTTGACCTTGAGCAAGCATTGCTAACATCATTGCAATTGCATTCTCATCATCGTAAATACCAAATGCTAATTTTAATATTTCACTATATTTGTCAACCAATTCTGGGCTGATTTGATCAAGGTACTCTCTAAAAAGCATAAAACCAAAAGCTCCTCTAACAGAGGCTCCTTGTGTAATACCATTAATAATACGGCGTTTTGCTTTTTCAGCTTCAGCGGGCATATTATCTAAACTTTCTTCGCCTCCACCCATTCCCATGTTTAGATCTCCCATATCAACTATTTTAGCATCAATTTTGATGTTTGCATAGTCAATAATTGGATAAGCATCAGTTACCATTTGAGCAGCTACCATTTCAAGTTCATCACGATATCCTTCTTCAGCTTGAACAATTTCACCTAATAATGCTTGTGAACGCATCATTGTTTGCATAAGACTTTTATTGCCAAGCATTTGGCGTAATGATTCACCTGATTTGCCTTTTAGGGCAGTCATTGTTTTAGGTGAGAATATTTTCTCGTAATCAACTTCTAATAGACGTCCCATTATTTTTTAGATTTAAAGCGTGCTACAATTTTTTGGAGCATTTCTTCTTCATTCATTCTAGCCTTAGGAGCAGGTTTAACCTCAGGATTACCTAATGGACGACGTGGTTTTGGTTTGTCTGTACTTGGTTTACCAGGTGCTACAGCCGGTCCAGGAGATGGTTTTGGTTTGCTAGGTGCAGGAGCATTTTCAGCTAATACTTTATTAATAGTTTCGCGAATTACTTCTTTTAAATCTTTAATTTTCATTTTGTTTCTTTTTTTCGTTTATATGCTGACGCAATAATTGTCTAAATTCGGATAAATGGGTTGGATTAGCACCAAGATATTCATTTACAAGGTACTGATGGACCTCTGCCAAGTTACGTTGTTGTAATGCTTGTAATAGTTCAGATGGAGAATTTAAAGATACAGCAACATTACCATTGTCATTTCCTGTTAATAAATAGTTTCTATTACCTGGTTGTATATTGATAGAGGCTACTATTTGTTGGTTTGCTAATCTGATAAAGTAAATTTTGCTAGCACCTATCTGAAGTACTTGTCCTACTTGTCCTCTATTTCCTAATTGGTTATTACGGCGTGCAGCGCCTCTATCACCATTTGGATTAACACGAACAGCATTGTTTGAATTTAATCTTCTAAGATCAGGTCTTGGTAAACGCATAAATGCTGTCATTAATCCTGCTTCTTCCATTCTTGCACCTACATTTATATTACCTACAGCTGCTGCTGGTTGCGCTGCTTGAGGAGCATTTGGTACACCAGCTGGTCTACCTCTTCTTGCAACACCACCAACTTGGGCAGCTATTTGACCAGCTGCAGGTTGACCTTGTCCTAGTAATTGTCTTGCTACTGAACTTGGTACGTTTGCTTTAACTAATTTACCTGAATTTTCAGATACTTTAAAGCTATTTCTTGGTTCCGCTGTGTTAATAAGTAAAGCTTCATTACCATTCATAGCTGGTTTATATCTGTTAGTGTCTGATACTGGTGGATTACTGGAGATAAAATCTTTTTTAGAGCTACCGATCATACTCCATCCTTGATTACCTAATATCGTAGTTAAATCACTATCACTAAATGTTTGGTTTGTTGCTCTTAGATATGCAAAATAGGCTCTCCATTCATCAGCAGTTAGGCTAGTGTCACTATTTTTTCTTCTCCAATCTCCACCACTATAATCAGCAACTGATCTTTGTTGGCGTGGATTAATAGTAGCAGGCATTAAAACAAATGCTGATCTTTCACCAGGGGCAGCTAATATTACTGATGGTGGAATATCTTCAGATTGTATTATTCTTTGACTATAAGGAATAGCATTGATTACAGATATTAATGCGTCTTTATCTATAGTTGCAGGAATATTTCTATCATTTATAAATAGATTTACTGCATTTTGTTGGAAAGTTTCATTATCTTTAGCATCAGCAAACACCTGTTGTACTTCTTCATCATCAAATGGAACTGATGTTATTTTTCCATCATTGTCTACTTTATATGAAGAGAATGAATTTGAATCTAATACAATTTCTCCACCTTCTACTGGTTTGACTATTAATGCTGAATTTTCATCCTTTTTAGCATTGTCTAGTACTTTTGTAATTAAACTTTTATCAACAACCTCATCTTGAGCTAATTTCAATAGATTTCTTAAAGGAATTTTATCTAATTCTGGGTAGTCAAGTAGGTATTTTGATGTGCGTCTGTTTAATTTGATATTAGGAAAATCATCTTCAGCTTGATATAGACTTACTTTAATATTATCTCCTAATTCTAATTTAACAATAGTATCACCTTCTTTATTGATATATAATCTTTCATCAGATTTAACATTCCATTTATTTAATTGAACTAAAAGTTTTTTAACATCAAATGGGAATGCTTCTGATGGGAGAATATTAGTATTAATTTTATCGTGTAAATTTGCTGTTATTGATCTCCTAATTTGATTAGGAAATTTATCTAAATGTTTTAACAAGGTAACAGAATCAATAACATCAGGAGTTTCAGCTATAAATTTAGCTAATTCAGGATATTTAGGTAAATATTTTTCTACAAACTCTTCATTACCAATATCAGAAAACAATTTACTAGTTTTTCTAACTACTAAATATTGTTCCTTCACAGAAAATGGAAATTTAGTCCATTCTCTATAAGTTACAGCATTGCTTTTGTATTGTTGAGTAAGTTTTTCAGCTGAGGAGATAGGGATATATTTTAGAATAGATTTAATATTAGGTACCTCTCTTAACCAAGGAACTTCATTTAATAATTCCTCAAAGCTCATTGGGCTTGATTCATGAGGAGAATTTTTTCTATTCGTATAAACGTATCTGTTACTTTCACTAGTTGTTTTAGGATCTCTAACTTGAATAGCAACAAAACTTAATTTATCACTATCCGATAAATTATTATTTTTGGCTAAATAAAATGTTGGATATGATCTATAGTCACTATAGCGATAGTTAGGAAATGAAGATCTAGTTATACACCATTGTTCTCCACTACCATATCTAACACAATTACCTTGTGTACTACCATTATATATAACAATAGTATTTTCATCATTGTGGTATACAACATCAGGTGTAATATCCATTTCTTCAACACCTTCCTCACCTTTAGTTGCAGTAACTAATCTAATAAATTTAGATATAGACCATTTATTTAAATCTCTTTGATCACTAGGTAGTTTTTCCTTAATACGATCAAAAGTATTAATGTATGCTCTTAACTGATCGTCTGTGATTTGAATGTTAAGATCATCAGCTTCTTCTTGGAATCTTTTAATAAAACCTTTTATAGCATTTTCACCATAAGCTTCATTAAGCTCATTAGTCCAACCATGTACAACGTGTAATATAAATCTATCTATATTTCTCATTACTTAGTTTTACCCCATTTTTTACCCTTACCTGGGTCTGAACATTGTGATGGTGTTGGGCGGCAGGAAGGGTATTTTGCTCGCGTTTCACCTTTTTTACGACCACAAGGTTTACATTTTTTCTTACCGTCTACCTCGCGACATGTATTACAATCAACCCAACCTCCTGTTTTACCAGGTGCACCTTTGCGTTTAAACCAAGTGCGAAGGGTTTCT